TGTGTGTGTTGTATCTAAACTCTTGATTTGCGTCTGGAGGAGTACCAGCTAAAGAATAATGACGAGGCAAGCAGATTTTATGGTCACTTTCACCTTCATCATTGTCGCCGTCAGCACTATTGAAGAATGGTTCGTTGATTCTAATTACGTTAGTCCATCGGCCATCATGCCTGTGAACAGCTTTCTTAGCTGATCGGGAATAACCCAGGTCATCTTCTATTTGGTCAGCGTCTGTTTTTGTAGAAGTGCCACCAACTTTGGTAATCAGGTTAGTGCTATACCTGCTTGCGTTGTAATTCACTTTCATGTCTAACGGGTGACGCATTGCATTGAAATGCCGCTCGCCGTCTGTGCGACTGAATGACGTTGCATACACTGATGCGTGAGAAAACTGCATGGCTCTGTGGCTAAGAGAAGACTGCCAATCAGTGTTTACCCCAAGCCTAAATCTGGGGGTTGTTGGAAAAGACACCGAATGAGCCCTTGAGGCAATTTTTACACCGTCAAGGTAAAGCTGTATATGGCTGCCGGTGACTACCATGTAAACATAGTGCCACAAGGTGTCTTGCATTGCAGCTTCCCAAGGGCTGTTTGTCGGGTCTGTTTCCGCGTGAACCTCAGTGCTTCCATCACTGATGCTTGCCCTCATCCAGATTCCAGGTCGGTACAAAGACGAGTTAGTTTGCCTTCTTCTTATTTGTATCCGTGCAAACATGCCAGATGCGCCGTACAAGGCGTTGTGATTTTGTACCCCGATGAGAGTGCACAAGGTTCCATCTGAATCACTGTCACCACTGGGATCAATATCTACAGTTGTGTCAGTATGCCTGAACCAACACGACATGGTAAAAGGGAATCCTGTAATTCCAGCAGGGTTCTGGTTACTCCCAGAAGGAATTGGGCCTGACATGGAAGCTACTTTAGATGTTGTAGCTGTCAGTGAATCTGGATTAGCCCATCCACCACCTCTGCCATATTTAGCATCAGAAGCAATGGCTGGTCCTGCCGTAAACGTAGGGGCTAGTACCCCATAGCTTCCATTCAAATTACCATTTACTGTTTCTGAAGCAATAGCTCCAGACATTGGGTACTGGCATGCAAGGCGAGGCTCTAGCATTTCATGAAACGGATTTTCATACGCATCGTTGATGATGTAATCGTTTGAGCCATCGTTTTCCATGCCTCTCCAATAGATTGCATGGCAGTTCCATCGCCTGCATAGCGACTCAAATGGAAGATACATAGATCAAATAAGACCCACGACCGCGTTGTAATTGTCTGGAGGTGTTGCGCCAGATTCGTCAAAGAGGATTTGTAGGTATGTAGCACCTTCCATATCAACAGTAACACTTGCTGAATTCTTGTCAGTGTCTGTAATAAGGCGGATGGAAGTGTCGCCATCTACCAGTTCTACAGCATCAGCAAAGAATCTGGTGTTGTCAATGGCTTCACTAGCCAGGCCAGCACATGCTGCGTTGGTATCCCATGTCCATTTGACTCGACAAATAAAACTGGGAATCCACAGGCTTGATTCTGAGTTAGATACCTGGCTGTAGCCTGCCATCAAAGAGAACAATGTCTTGTTCTTTACATCAGAATAAACCATTACCTTGGCAAGGTTAGAACCTGTGGTGTCTACTTTGCCTGTCGCAGTAAGCATGTTAGTAGCGTTGTAGCTGCTAAAAGCAGTGTCGGTCTTGTTGGTTACATCCGCTGTGTAAGCAAGCTGCCAATGCCTTTTACTGGTTCTAAGAACCATGTTTTCAGAGCCGTAGCCCATGTCAGTCTCTCCTGTCAATCTGCGCCTCAAGACGCTGAATTCGTGTTTCTAGTTGTTCTTGCCTTGTCAACACTTCGGTTAGGCCAGAGTGTATTGCAATGCCTGCGCCGGTAATTGTGACCAGAATTGCAAATGTAATACCGGCAATACCAACCCAATCAATGGTCGAAAGATGAACGACATCACGACCGGAAGACTTATCTCGGGTCATCTATGTCTCCAGTAAAAGAGTCAAGGGGGGCAAAGCCCCCCCTGACCCTATGAACAATTCAATCAAGAATCGTGGGTACTGATTGCACCTGCGCACCAAGGCGACAGGACATCATAACCGACGAGCATCTGCGATTTGAGGAAGCGGGTGTTACGCCTTTCATCATCCTCAGCAATACTGCGGATACCGCCAGCTTGAACCATACCAAGTGCAGCTGAGCCTTCCTGTGCACCGCAAAGAGCAATGGCAGCAGGGCGACGTGCGTCTGCATTATCTGAAAGGCCTTCGTTAGTGCTGCCAGTCGAAACATTGCCGACACACATGAAGTCATACTTGGAGAAGTTGGAATCAACGACTGCGAATCGCTTCTTAGTCGAATCAGCCCACTGTCCAGGCAGGTTGTTGGTAACGACAAGGTTGAAGCCTTCCAGCATTCCAACGAATCGCGTTGCAACATCCCAAGGCTGGGACGAAGTGTCCTTGCTGTAAGGGTTGCCTGCGGGTCCGTAAGTTACAGCAGTTGTAGTTCCGCCTGCTGCCCACTGAGTACCTTCATGTCGCAGGATTCTGCGGATGTAAGGCGAGATGAACAGTGTTCGTCCATCCTCTGGGCAATGCACGTTGTCGAACTTTTCTGCCAGCTGTGCAACGTCATCTCGGAATCGACTTGATCCGACGCTGCTGTCTGGGTAAGCACCGGCTGTAGTAGCGTGGCTTGCTCCAGAACGAATGACTTCCTGTCCACCGCTGTAAATGCCCGGCTCATCGGCCTGGCGAGCAGCTTTCCATGCAACCGCAGCAATCTTGCGATCATTATCCACGGCTAGTGAGCGGCCCAATTTTCTGGCAAAAGGGGCCAACATCTCGAAGTGCGCCAAATCTAGGTCAATGAAAGGAACGTCAATCGCCGCAACCAAGACATCATCGACGCGAACTTTCTGCTCGGACATCTTGATGCGCTTGCCTTCAATGAACTCGCCCGGCACATGGTAGCCAGCCTTGAGTCCACCTTCAGTTGTTACTGAATCGTAGTCACCGTCAGATCCACTGTCGGTCCAGTTGCCAATGTCACTAAGAGTGAAGTGTTCACCGATTACTGGCCAGCGTGCTTCATGCCCACCATCGAGCATCTTGCTAACCATGAAATTACCGGTGTTATCGAAGAAGCGGGTCTTCTGAAAAAAGGCCTCCAGAACCTGACCGCTAAAGATGGAAAGTGCAAGGTCACGATCAGTGCCTGCATCCGTTGGTGCGTTCACCGCACCACTACCCAACAGACCACGGGTCATGTTGGCAGGTGTGAGATTACTCATTTCTTACCTCGTTTTGTTTAGGGTTTCGTTGTTGTAACACGCATCTGAGGTGTCTCAACTACACCTGGGCCGCTGTGCGGGTATCCAAGTTTTAACGAGGCTCATTTGCAAATAAAAGAACGGCCCTTTCGAGCCGTCTTTTTCTAATCTTCTGTGGTGTCTGTCGGCAAATCAAAGTCAGCTGGCAGCTTCTTCTTTGGTGGTCGGCCACGCCGCTTCTTTACAGTAGCTTCCTCTTGGTCAGGAGCAGCAGTTGCATTAGCAGTGCTCTTTTCTTCCTCGACCTCAGCAGCCGGTTTGTCTTCCAGCTGGGACTCCATACTCTTGAGTTGTTCACGAAGACGCGCATTCTCCCCCGCGACATCCCTCGGGTCATCTTGCGCTTCAAACTGACTGACTGCATCTCTGAAAGCCTCCTCGCAAGACATGCCCATTCCCCGGAACAGCACAGTGCCAGTGTGGATATCTGACAAAAAGCATCTCTCTCCGCCACCAGCCATGCTGAGGAATTTGGTTGCGAGCTTGTGGTTGTATTGCAAGCCAGCTTGTACCTGTTGTAGTTTCTGGTCACGAATCATCTATTGACTCCCTGAATGATGTGCTTAGGTGTGTTGGCCACACGCTTCTGGAATGCCTTATCAGGGTATCCCTGCCTATTTACTCGGTTCATTTCTGACAAGAACTCTTCTACGCTTTCAAAGCCTGAAGAAGTGTTGGGCATATTGTCTCCAGCAAGCAACTGCTGTGGAGCATTCCCACTGCCCGTGGCTTCTTTGTAGCTCCAGAGCATGGAGCCCACTGCATCTTCATATCGTGCAGGGTCAGCCAACTGCTCATTTAGACGTTCCAGCTTAGTCTCGTCATAGTTTGATTGAGCCCACCTGGCCAAATTCTCCCACTGCTCTTTGCCACCTGCCATCTGGTATGCACGTTCAGCCATCTTCTCTTGCTCATAGTTGCCTGTTTGTGCAATGGCAATTTGGCCAGTGATAAATGTGTCTACTAGCTCTTTACTGAGACCCATCTTTGAGGCGAAAGCCTTGTATTGATCGTCTGTCAGGTGCCCGTGTTCTCGGAAGTTGTCTATAACTTCTTGTCCCGTCAACCCAACATGATCCAGCATTCCGTCAACACCAAGACCAGCACGCTCTTCCATCTGCCCGCCCATCTTGGACTGGAGACTAATGTGTGCCTTTTCCAGCTCATCTACGCTGTTGTATTTCCCAGCATATGTTCGTGGAGCTTCCATTTGTGAAGCATCCTGAGTGCCTGGCATAGGCTCTTCAGCCACAGCTGGCGGTTCTTTGGGCAGACCGCCCGGCTCATCAATACTAAAGGTGTTACCTAAACCAGTTTGGTTGCTTTCACTAGATTCTGGTGATGTGCTTTGTCCACTATCTTCAGACATTCTGTGCCTCCCGCTGCTGTGCCGCAGCAGCTTCACTTTCAACTATCCGGCCACCAGACTGGATGGCTTGAGCGGCAGCTTGTTGCTGCATCATAGCCTGCTGTGCAGCCTGCTGCTCTTCTTGGATCTGCTCATCAGACTTTACCAATCCGGGTTCGTAAATACCAGACTGTCTTACCAAGAGATCCATAAGAACACCCATATCCATCCGGCCCATAGTGTCTGGTCCAAGCTGTGCAAGGGTCTGCAATAGCTGCATGAGTTTAGCCTGATCCGATTCGCCACGCAGTGCGGCAACCCCGGTGACGGCTTCAATTTCGATTGTGTCATCTGGCACCCTTGGAATCAGCCCTTTGTTTATTAGAACATGCCTAATTCTGTGCACCAATGGAACTTGCATGGCATCAGCAATAGGACTGAACACGCCACCCAAGGCTCCTTCGAGTTCCTGTGCAACACGAGACACTTGATAGGCTGTAACACGCTCGCCTGTCGGCGTGGCTTCACCTTCCATAAGCATCGTTACAGCAAGGTCTCGACGAATAGATTCTCGAACCGTCTGTGCCACAGAGAAATCAGTCATACGATCAGCCCTGAGCATGCCGACATCAGTAACCTGCCCCTGCTGTACCCTTGCCTGTATTACAGATCCTGTGGGCCTTGCAAGGTCTTGCGGCCTGACCTGGCTATTGTAATCCAAAGCAAATATGTGCTTACTAGCAATGGCAGCATGATCAAGCAGACGTTCAGTCAGCTCATTGATTGATCTCACATCTCCAAGGTTCTGTTCAATTAGTCCACGGCCATAGTTGGCTGCCGGTGGTAGTTCAAACGGAATTGAAAAGAATGGAGTTACCTTCTCCTGCTGGGTAACAACAATGTGACCGTTTAGCTCTTGCTCAATTACCCATGATTTGCTGACTGGATTCCAAGCAACCCGTGTAAAGAGTTCTTTCATTCGGTCAGCTGGTTGTTTCTTTTGCAGCTTTTCATAATCCATCTTGGCTTCTTCAACCACTGATTTAGATAAGCTCAAAGGATCAATCTGTTCACGGATGACGTGATACATAATGTCGCCAGAACTGTCACGCTTTGTGACGTAATTGTCTCGCCTGAACACTCGTATCTGTAGGTCATCAGTCAGCTGTGTGAGGACATCGCCTGTGATAAGCAACTGTGACAAGGCAGTTCTTTGTCGTGACCGAAAACCTGCACGCCTTGAAGCACCCTTGTTAGGCTCATCAGACCTCTCAAGCTGTGAGAGGATTGTCATTTCCTGCAAGTGAAGAATGTTCTTGAAGTCTTGCAGCATGGCTGTGTCAACTTCAGGGTCAAAACGAAACTTGCTTGCCGGTTGTAGCCTGAAGAAAGGAATGCCAGGAGGGAACAACGCAATCAAGAGACGGCCTTCAAGATTGGTAATGCCTCTTGCAGCAAGACTAGAGAATGTTTCCGGTAGCTTATTGTCTTCAGTCCAGCCTGCATCTGGCAAGATCCAAGGCTTTGTCAAAGCTGCACAGGTCCTTGCTCTTTCCAAAGACTCCTGACGATTGGCATCATCGCGGTCGAATATCTTTTGGATTTCTCCCTTAGCCATTAGGCGTTGCCCCCTGATGAACCACCAGCACCGGGCACATTGGCACCCGTGTTGCTGCCCTGCTTAGGCTTGACAAGAGATATCCTTGAGCCCTTGTAGGCTTTCTGTCTTTGCCTCTCTGCCCAGGTTGATTCTTCCCACTCACGAGGTTTCTTTGTTTCCGGCACAAACTTCAACAATGGGTATGTAATGTTAGTGCCCATTTCTTCCAAAGGTGAGGGTGTCTGGTTTGTATCAGGACCGCCTGCTCCCATGCAACACCTCCTCCTTACTGGTTTGAAGTAAACGCAATAGCTCGTCAACTACACTGCGACGGCCTGCTCGAAACACCAAGTCTTGTATATCTTCTTGCTGAATTGGTCCGGTCACTGCCGGTGCCGGATTCAAAGAATCCAGTTCTTCAATCAGCTCCTCCACAGAGTGAGGGAGGTTTGCCGGAAGTGAAGTCACACCCATTCTCCGTCAAATGTTGTAGTAGCAGCTTGGGATTCCAAGCCTTGCGGGGCAGCTTTACCCCTGCACATTCAGCTACGCCTCTAACAAGCGTAACACAGTTGGTCATTTGTATGATTCCACGAGAGGCACACATGAGTAATTTAGAAACAGTAGTCATAAACAGACTGTGTGTGATGCCCTCGTATGGACTGAAGTCAACCTTCTTGTCTGTGTCCAGTAGTGTCCAGCCCAATATGTTTGGGTATCTGATGATGAATTCTTCATAGGCCCAGAATTTCACTGACTTATATTGGTAGTCACATACAACAGCACCGTCAGTAATGACAACGTGCCTGAACCGACTGCCAATCAAGAATGCCTGTAGCCCACCCCCCGCTAATTGCCAGGCAACAGCTGGTTTATCCCAAATCATTCGTAACTTATTACGCCAGCTATACTTACCGATAGTGTCAGACCACTTAGGGCCTTCAACAAATATCAGCATGCAACGGTGGTTTCGGTTTCGCTGGTTCACTACCGCACCCTTTCTCAATGGAAGAAGTATGGACTGTTCAAAACTTCAGTGATGTCAAGGCTGCCTCTGGCTGGAGGCATAGGTATTTCCACATCAGGATAAGCAGCCTGCCATTCCTGATGAAGCATCCCAAGCCTGTCTACTTTGTGCAGCTCCACAAATTGAGCCCGGATAATCTCATGCAGGATGTCCATGTGACTTGCATGAGTAAGGAACTGGTCATGAACTGACCCAAATTCAATGCCTTCTTTCTTTGATTCCAGTCCAGTCAGACAGGCGTGGCCTGAGTCCAGCGTGTGCACCCAGTTGGGAATCACCCCTTGGCATTGTTTGCTGGCAGATATTGGTGCATCTGTATCCCGGTGGCCCAGGTGGATTTCCTGCACCACAGTCTGAATCCGAAACTTCCTGATATTTCTATAGGGCTGGACAACGGGTGCCCCCAGTGGACTTGTCCATCTAATAGATCGTGTCTCATCAGCCTTTGTCATAATCCTGCCGCACTCTCTGAGCCACGACATGATTGCTGCTGATGCTGGGAAGATATCACCAACACTTTCCAATGTAACCTTGCTCAAGTAACCCGCTGCCTTGAAAAGTCTGGCCCTTTCCATGCCCAGTTTCTTGAGCTTGTCAGCAATCTGATTCCTTGCACCGACAGGTGTCACGCCGTACACGGTAGTCATACAAGATTGCTTGACCGTGCCCCTGACTAGGTATTGGTAAAGATCATCACTGTTCCGTGCACGAACCAGATCAGGGATGGGCCCGTCATCATCCTCAACACGTTCAATGACACGGTGCAGCACTTTAGAATAGGGGTCTCTCGGGGCATCGCCTGGTATGACATTGACTGCCTCTGCTCCCCTCACATTTCGGCCAGCTGTTTCAAGATGCTGAATACCATTAGCTGTTCCATCAGCACCAATAGGCAATCGACTGCCAATGGAATCATCAAACAGACCCATGATTGAATGCAGAAACAATGCAGGTTCATCGGCTGCATGCCAAATGTCTATGTTGTCCAGTGGATCTTTGACGCATGCTTCCCAATGAGCCATGTTGTCTTCAATGAATGAAACCCTGGTATCAAAATCAACCTTGTCGTACCCGTAAGCATTCGCTGCGTTTACCCTCAGCCAGTACCTGCCCCTGTCTGTAAGTGGTACTGAGTCTGCAAAGAGCATTGCACCTTTGCAAACGTGGTCGCCGTGATGGTGGAAGCTCGTCTGAGGAATAGGATACTTCCGGTATCTGAAGTCAAAGATTTCAGGGTTATACAAACGCTCTGTATCAATCATCCGCTCAGCATTTGTCAGCCTCTGCAAGAACTCAACCCGCTGGCCCTTCAGCTTTGAGTTTTCAGTGTGCACCTCATGAGCTTCCGCCTTCCATGCCTTCAGTAGGTCAGGGTCATCGTCCATTCCTTCTGGCCTTGGTGGCATAGGCCTGTTGTCTGGTGCTGGAATGCCATCAATGTCTACACAGTTGTCCCACATCTCACGGTACAGCAGAATCATTGGCTTTGAGTACCGCCATGCCGTAGAGTTAGCTGCGTTCAGGCACTCATAAACAGTAGATAGGTCTGCTTCTTCCAACGCATCGTGCTGTTCTGCTGTTGGCTTAGACATCAAAGGTGTTCGGACCCTGATGTAACCACCCTCACCCTCATCACTCCACGGATAAGGAGGAACAAGCATGGGCAAGTACCGTGGTCGCATGGTCTGACGCATCAAGTGACCATCTTCAATGATCTTATGCACACGCTCGTGCATGAACATCATTCCATGCGTCTTACCCTCTCGATCCCTGATGTTCCTATGCTCAAATGGCCTTACCCAGTTGTCTGGCTCGTCTTCAATGACAGTGTTTGCCAACACTAAGTGCACCAATATGGCACCAACATGAGTGCATACTTTGCGTTCCCACAAGGAATCTTTCAGAGTACGCTTGGCCCAGTAGTTGATGCGCATCGGAGTAAGACGCTTGAAGCGGCGGTCCATCTGATCAACAGATACTCTGCCCTCTTGCTCACGCATCATGTCGTGATTGATTTCAGCAACGACAGCGTTGCCTACTGCATAGCACTGCTTGCGGAAAGAGTCTCCGCCTGGTATCAGCATGCAGCGTGACACCATTTCGTGTAGCACAATCACGGCAAGCCTGTCAGCATCCAGTTTCCAGATGACTGGACCATAAGTACCCCGGCCCGGACCACTCTTACCAGCAGCTATGTCTTCCTGCTCTCTTTTGATTGCAGCAGTAAGAGGTTCAAGCCAGTAAATCATCAGCCGCTCTGCTGGCTTTAGTGATGAACCCTCGCCCCTTTCAATAGCTTCATTCGCCAGTCTTCTGTAACGATTGACCCCAGCAGAAATGGCTTCCATTTCCAGCTCAATCTGGTCTGCAATCATTGACCCCTGTAGTAGCTCGCCAACTGTGCTCACCCGATCACCTCGACAGTCTTGAACTTGTTAGCAGAAGTCTCCTTTACAATTTCAAGCCTTCCCCTGCCGTATGCAGCCCACAGTTTCTTGTCTCGTTTGAACTTGGCTGTTTGCACACCTTTTACATCAACGTAATAAGGGGTGCCGCCCTCGGGAACGACAAGGAAATCAGGAATGTAAACATTCTCAACTACTCCAAGCCACACACGAGGCTGGCAAATGTAGTCACGGATAGCACCCGCTTGCCACATGGCCTCAAGCATTTCTGCATACCTGCGTTCTGCCTGTGAACCAAAGGTTCTACCAAGAGCAGTTCTCTTTTCAGCCGGTGCTACCTTGTATTTGTTTCTTGGCACTGCCCATCTCCTTGGCATTCTCAACCAACTGATCCACTGCTTTTGCAGAAGCTCCGTTGTTGAGCCAGGCCCGCATGTCCTTGCGTGGTGGCTCAATAATTTTCACTGACTTGTTTGTATACATCAGCTCATTCGCTAACTTGTTTGCACCTGCTCTTCCGGGGGAATCGTGGTCACTAACAATAACAACCTCTCTGCCCTTCAGCATTGACCTTAGATAATCAATGCCTCCGCTGCAACTTGGTCGGCCCATCGCTTGAAACCCAAGCTGCATCATTGCTGCCGTATCCGTTGGGCCCTCGCAAACAAACACCTTGTCAGGAACCGGCGTTGAATCTACCAGAAAGATGCCATTCTTTGACCCTTTGACAGCAAACTTATCACCCTGCTTGGTTCGCAGCCTGATGCCAACACACTTGTACGGTGTAGCAAACATGGGAAAGCTGTACGCCTGGTGCTGTTCACTCCAGCCAAGGCCAAGCAGCCTCAGCAAAATTCCCCCTTCAATGCCAAGATCATTAGCCAGTTCATCAGCTTGATTTTCTGAACAAGCACCCCAGAACTCCGTGCTCATTGGCATGAAATCAAGAGCTGGCTTTTCAACTACCGGTCTCCGCTTGACAAAGTTTGCACGAAACTGCTCTTCACCCTCTGGCCGGTACGTTGTTCCTCCGTCGTAATGTTTCTTGTTGATTACCCAGCCTTGCGGAGGAACCTCAACCCTCATGCACCGCACGGCACCGTCGCTGGTGTAGGAACACCAATCTGGTTTCCCACAAATCGGGCAAGGGTTGCTCTTGTTACATCTGTTCCAGCTCATCATTTCTCCTTTAGTTTGGTAGGTGAATGCACGTCATCAATTATGATAGGGGTCCTGTCTCCGACCCAGGCCCCAGCTATGTTGAACTCAAAGAACTCCAGTGCTTCATCACCGGACATTCCCATCTCTTGCAGGTTGGCCAGTATTCGCAGCATGCTGTAGACGGCAACAGATTCTGACAGTGCTTGGTTTCCGAAACCAACAAAAGCATTCTCATGACCATCAATCAGCATTGCACCTTTGTGCTCGCTCATACTCCATACGCCTTACTTAGAATCTTGCTTGCTTCGTCCTTGCTGACATTCGATGGGTCGTGCCCCAGCTTTCGCAACGCTTCAGCCTGCCTGAAGGTGCACAAGCCTGCCTTGATTCTCCGGAACACTTCCCTTTGGATTTTATTAGCTTGCTTCTTTGTCCATCCCGTCGCATCGACTCCAAACTTTGACAGCAAATCAATCTGCTTGACTGTAGCAGGTCCGTCACCTGGCCTTGGTGCTGGAATGCTCACCCCAACTGCATCAAACAAATCAATCTCACTGCACCTGAACTTGGCTTCAGCCACAACACGAGCACGCTGTGCTGCCTCTCTTCTCTTGGCCTCTTCCTTCTCCTTCATCAGTTCCAAGTATGACTCTTCACACAAATCTTCAACATCAACTGGTTCGTCTGTCTGTTTAGCCTTTTCGGCAGCCAGCTCCTGCACTTCTGGAGGCCACTTGCCTCCAAGAATGTCAACAGTAGTCACAAGCTGATGTCGGCCTGCGTTGCCTACAAAATCCAAGACCTCGCAAATCGGTTTAGTGCTCAATGCAATGGCAGCCCGCCTCTCCGCAGGAGAGTCCACTTGATCCACAGTGCCTGGAAGAGGGCGCAAACCTCGGCCAATGCACTGAGTAAAGAGTGCCCTTGACTTGGTTGGCCTGCACATGGCTACCACCTCAACCGAGGGGCAATCCCACCCCTCAGTCG